TGCAAGCAGGGCTGTATTGTTCTTGGCAAACTGAGCGCCATACTCCACCCAGAATTTGTCGGGATCTCTTTTGAGTTCAGCATCAAGAAATGGGCATCCCCACGGCAAGTTGACATTGACCTCCCAAGTTGGGAGATTCACTGCTTGCATAAAAGGAAACTCTCCAGACTTGGCCTCGCAGTAATGCTGGTAGAAAAGGCCGTCTGTGAGCCAAGGCGAAGAAAGCTCAAGAATGCGGCCGTGCTGACCAAACTGAGCAATGGACGGAGAGAGAGCTTGATAGATGGCAGATGCGCCACGGTTTGCATCGCCCTCGATCGCGAAGCTGAGCTCATCAAGTATTAAGCAAACAACGGCTTTACCGCGAGAAGCACGAGCAGATGCTGGGATAGCTTGGAAAACACAGTTATTGCTGATTTCAATTTCGGTGGCAGTTTCCCTGACAATTTCATTTCCCAGTGGACTATCCGACAACAATTGACGAATATTATTTAGCGCAAGCTTTGCTTGGCTTTGGTCGTTTGCGATAGTAAGAATGTACCATTTTTCTGACTTTCTTACGCGGCGTTTATAATGATGTTCTAAAACAAAACAAACATAAAGGGCCGCAATAGCGGCCATTAAAGTTTTGCCACAACGCCTTCCCAGTGCCCACACGGCATGAGTCTTGTCGCCATCGAAATAAGAATCAAGAATTCTTCTCTGCGCCGGCCACAAGTCAAGCTTGAGCACGTGCGCTGAGAATTCGCTACACGAAAGCATGGTTATTTAGTCTTTTTCAAAATCTTTCCGGTCCATCCCTTGTGCTGCTTGGCCTTTCCGTGGACCACTCTATTCAAGGAGCAGTTTGACAGTCCGTATTGCTTTGCAAACTCAAGCAAGTTTTCAGTAATATAAACTTCACCCATCGGATCAAGTAATTCGTATAAATATTTTTGGCCGCGAAGTTTGCTCTGAATCTGTCCCATTGGAGTGGAAAGATGGGCCGTGATTGCCGCACTTATTTTCGCCTTGGTTTCTTCTGAATGCATCTTGCCCCACATGGGGTTTTTGCTGCCTCTAACGGCATCCCCTCCCGCATTGGGGTTTTTATTGCCTTGCCAGCGCCCCTCTCGTGTCCTTGCTTCAGAGGATACCTTCGACATTTTAATGCGTCGTTCCAAGGAGACAATCGCTCCACTCAGGCCCTCTCCTCCATCGCAACGATTACGAAGAATTCCAGTGCCCTGATCAAGTCGCCCATACGTTTTAATGCAATATTTTTCCAACGCAAAAGCTTCGTTTTCGGTCAGGCCTTCTTGAACAAAAACAATTAAAGCCCTGTCCTTTGGAACCGGACATGTTCTTTTCTGCTTGGAAAACATTCGATAGCCGCTGCCTTTGCCTATGTAGTAGGGCGAATATTTTTTACCGTTGCAAGAGTCAGAGCCTCTTAAATATGCGTAAACGTAGAACCGTCGTGGATTGCTAGTCATAGCAATGTCTCTATTGGACGCAGATTTGTTTTTTCTATGAAATAAGCGGGCCTGCCTCTAGCCGGATCTGCCCAATATTGCTCCTGCATAGCTTCGTGACCATAGCACCAGCCATGGATGAGAGTCTTTTGGTTCTCAATGGTCACCAAGACAAATTTCTTTCGAGGATCCTCGTGCCTTTGCACGATCAAATCGTATTTGTGCTTGCTTCTGGTTTTCACATCAATACCTGGCAAGTCGTCCGAACCGCGCTTGGCTTCTACTTCTTTGTAAAGCTCATGCTTCAAGCCAAGGTAACTGGCTACAGCCATTTCTCCTGCTGCGCCAAGCAAATGCACTTCCAAGGCCTTGTCTCCAAAGCGTGGCCCCTTATTCCGGCCACGAAGTCCCTTGGCTTCATTGACGAACTGTCTCCTATGTCCCTCCTCCATCGCCTGCTTTCTTTCCTCTGCGGAGAAGACGAATTCAATGGGCGTGGGCATAAAGAACGAAAACATCGCTCCAATGGTAGCCACATTTAGAATGATTGCAAGCCTGTTGTGTGAACGATGTCTGAAGAAGTGGTGGATCTTGGTCATGCATCCGTTGGTGGCTTGCGAAATGACGGACTGGCCAATGCTTTGACAGGCATGGGCCTTGCCGGGCGTGACAAGAGCATGTCCACCCAGACACAGCCAATTGTTTTTCTGGCACAAGAAGAGCTCGAGGGGCTTTATGGGGAGTGGCTGCCGCGAAGGATTGTCGATATTTATGCAGAGCAGGCCACTCGCAAGGGTTTCAAGGTTTTGTTCGGCGGCGAGGGAGCCGCTGCCGAAGAGGTGGTGGGCATCGAGCAAGTGATTGAGGATTTGTACATTCTTGAAAACTTCATGCTTGCCTCTAAGAATTCCAGGCTCTATGGAGGTTCGGTCATCCTTCTTTACATTGACGATGGTCGTCCTGCCGATCAGCCCGTCGACAAGAGTCGCATTTATGCGGTGGAGGGCATGGAAGTATTGGACAGGTGGCAAATTGCTCCAATTATTAACGAAGACAATTTGTACGACTATTCCAAAGCAACTTACTATCAAATTATTTCTGGAGACCTTATCAATCAGCCACAGCTAGTCAAGATTCACAAAGACAGAATTTTGCGCTTTGATGGCGACTGGCTCCCCTATCGCATTAGACAGAGAAACTATGGGTGGGGAATGAGCAGTTTGCAGACTATTTACGAAAGCTTTAAGCACTATTGGACCGGTCTAAATAGCGCCGCCACCTTGTTGTGCGAGTTTGACATTTTTGTCCACAAAATTCGTGGTCTTTCTCAAATGCTTGCAGCAGGAAAGGAGAAGGATGTGCGAGATCGTTTGGTGCTAAACGATATGAGCAAAAGCGTTTATCGCGGCTATGCAATTGATGCAGAAAAAGAAGAGCTGGAATTCATCAGCCGAAATTTTGGCGGCGTTGGGGAGATCTTGGAAAAAATGCGCGTTGACATTATTGGCGCCTCAAAAATCCCGCACACAGTGCTGTTTGGCGAAAGTCCTAGCGGTCTTGGATCTACGGGGCGCAGCGAAGAAAGGGATTTTGCCAAGACGCTTGCCGACTACCAACAATCCACTTTCCATCGTCCTTTGAAGAAGCTGATGACCTACATCATGCTCAGCAAGACGGGACCAACGCAAGGCAGAATGCCCGAATCTTGGCGCATTTCGTTCAACAACTTGTTTGAGCTTAATGAACGAGAAAAGGCTGACGTGAGAGCTCGCGTGGCGGCCGTAGATGGGCGGTACATTCAGCTTGGCGTGCTGAGTCCCAAGGAGGTGGCAGATGCCCGTTACGGAGGCTCTGAGTGGTCAATGGAGCTCACTCTCGATCCGTCTGTGGTGCGCCAGCTTCCTACTCAGGGAGGGAGTGGTTCCACTCAGAGCGGGGGTGGCTTGGCCGTGCCTCCCGGTGGCCGTGACCCCATGAACGAAGAAAACGGCACTCTTCCCATGGATGGAAGCAGGGAAGTGGAGGATTCCGCTGGCCTGTTCCTTCCTCGGGACTTGGAGAAGGTGCGTGGCGATGTTGAATTCAAGGACAAGGATTTGCATCAGCAGGCAATTGCCGCAGCTAAAGCGAAGTTCAAAGTGTGGCCCAGCGCCTATGCCAGCGCCTACATGGTTCAGAAATACAAAGAGCTTTACGAAAGGAAGCATGGCAGCGGCAGTGGCTTTAAGGGAGACGATGGCGATGTCAACTACGACGATCTGGATAAATGGTTCAAAGAGGAGTGGGTGAGGATTGGCGCCAATGGGGAGATCCTTGGAGAATGTGGCGGGCGCGAGGAAAAAGAAGGAAAGCCCAAGTGCCTTCCCAAGGCAAAGGCCGAGGCCATGAGCAAAGAAGAGCGTGAGACAATCGTTGCTCGCAAGCGCAAGGCCGACCCCAATCCAGATCGCAAAGGAGCTGCAAAGATGGTCAGCAGTAAAGTTGATGCGATCGAGCCGGTCAAGGTTGAAGGCTTGATGCTTGGCGATATTGACGAAGCCTCTTTCATCAGCGAAGCCGATGTAGACGCAGCGCTGCAGCAATGGAAAGAGGAAGCCCCTGAGCGGTTTAAGGATCTCCTGGAAGCCGACGATGCTGAATGATATTGGCGGCTTCAGCGAAAGCATTCTGTCCAGCAGAATGGACGCCGAGTGGTCATATGACCAGCGAAGCGGACGTTACCGGGACGAGAAAGGCCGATTCTTAAGCAAAGCT